CGTGAAACATAAAGGTTCAGACCCGGTGAAACTACACCGCGCAACGAATCGCCTCTCACATTTCCGGCCGCATTGCTAGGTTGCGCCGCATTGTAAAGCGGTGAACCATTGTCGTTGTAACCCATGATGTTGCCCCATTGTGTTGGTGAAACGATCAATGAGCGAGCGAATCCAAGTGATGCGCCATAAACAGCTGCGGCTGCCTTAGATGTGTATCCAAGAAATCCGGTTGCTGAATTTGCTGTTTGTGCTGTCGTGGTAGTAACAGCCGCTTGCATTGCTGCAAGTGCATATTCATCAGTCTCTTTTGCATAAGCAAATTCAAGATTTTGAAGCAACGCGGTTAGGTACTCTGGTCGGCTGCGATCAATAAGCTCTACTGTCGAGATAGCACGGCCTTTGAACGGCTGTACGGAAACTGACAAAAATGTTGCAGATAGTGATGATTCTGTAACTGCATCGTTTTCATTGATTGGCAATACTGTTGGCACAGCCGTTACGCGAGGCAACTCAAATGTCATGCCTTCTGCAACTAATGTCTCACGGCTAATGCCATCGATTGTGCCACGATCAGCGTTTGCAAGTGCGTTGATCACCTGTGTGCTTTGTGGTGTTGGAATCATGCCGGGTGCTGTTGATGTTGTGTTGTCAGCTGCCTTGACATACTGGCGTGAATCCTCATCATGCAAAACGCTTGCGCGTAGGTAGTGCTCAAGGTATGAAACCTTGTCCACAATTGGTGAGCGTGGTGCTGTGTAGTAAGCCGGGCGTGATGCCTGTACAGGTGCGACTTCTGGAGCTGCTACCGGTTCAACGGCAGGAGCTACTGGTTCGGTAGTGTTGTCCATCTTGTCTCCTTCATTTGGGTTTATTGTCTCTGTAACTGTTTCAGTTTCAGAATCCTCTGATGCGGCTACCTCAGAAACGCGAGCTGATCGCACAGCCGGTTCAGTAACCAAAGCGACAGCTGTGAGCTGCCCATTGAGCACCTTCATGGTGCCATCCTTTTGCATTTCGTAATTGTCCACAGCCAACTCAATTGAGAATCCATCGCGTAGGCCTTCCATGGCCTCTGTCAATGCATCTGTGCCAGCTGTGGTGTTGGCGATTTTAAATGTGGCCGTCATTTCCTTATCGTTCACACTCATGGCGATACTTTTTCCAATCCTGCGAGTATTGTCATGCTCAAGGTTAAGAAAAACATCCTGTGGCTGAATTGATCCACGAGCAAAAACAACTTTGCCGGTTGATGCATTTGCGTGCTCATTGAAAGCAACAATGCGACCGCTAATTGTGCGTGCATCTGAATCAGCTGCCGTGATTTGCATTGGTGTTGTCAGCTTCATGAGATCATGTCCTCCATTTGTCTAATTTCATCGGTGGTAATTGCACCGATTTCAAATAAAATCTTGTAAATCTCCGCACGCTCTTTTTCTGATCCGCGCAAGTAAGCCTTCAAATCAAATTCCACGCGCTGTGTTGATGGCGTAAAATCTGGCATTGAAAGTCTTGAGGATATGCTGTTCATTAACGGGAGCAGCGAGAAATCCAAAAGAGTTTGACGCGCCGTTTGGGCGTTTTGATAGGTCATGGATGATCCAGTCGGCGCATCAATAAAGTAGGCCGGAATACCCACGGCGCGTGCAAGTTCGGTTGCAATGATTTCGCGTGCAGCATTGAGGCCAATTTGTTCTGGTGTGAATCCAACTGTTGTCAATTCAACATCGGCATTGAGAAAAGCTGTTCCGCGATTTCTACGAGCTGCGCCCCACGCATCAAGCAATTTGGCAATGCGATCTGCTGGCAATGCTGTGCCATTTGATTTCAAAACCATCGATGGCACCGGTTCGCGTGCGTACATTGCGGCAGCTCTTTCAAGCTCTGCACCAGCACGAATTGTGCGCCCGGCGCGATTTAATAAACCTTCATCATTGCCATAAAACACAACAAGTGAGCCAACACCAGACATCGGCACACGCGATCCATCGACTGTGTAATACTCAATTTGCGTGCCAATTGAATTTAAGAAAACGCCAACACGATTTGGAGCAACACGCCACATTTGGCGCACGCGGCCTGTATCAGCAAACAAATCCATTATTTGAAAATATGAAAATCCTGTAAAAAGTAAATCTTCACACGCCCACACCCACGATGCTGCTCCTGGTACTCGCTTGTCCGGATCAGAAATCACAACGGGTTGATCAATGATTTGACCCGTAGCTTTGTCGCGAGTCACTAAAGGAATTGTTGCAATTGAATTGCAAATCATATTTCGTGCGCGAGCAATTGCCGGCACACTCATTGCTTCTTCACGGGTTGCAAGATAATCAGCTCCACCAAATGGAAAAAATGCATCAAGTGTTGGAGCCGGGCCGATCTGTGCAGCTATGTCAGCACCGCGCGATGGCGCGACTGTTTCGATGGTGCGCTTTCGATCAAATAATCCCATGAGCGCATTTTCTCAAAATGTCAAGCATCAACCCACTAAAATGTCGATTTCGGTTTCTGGGCGTGTCGCAAAGTGTGTCACCAATGCAGATGCTACGGCGGCACAAACAGCCGATTGGCTTGCACGCCTACCAATGACCCATCCGCCATCACCTCGCCTCAATTGCACAGCTGAAAGGATTTGCTCTGTGAGTGAGGCTTGATTTCGGTGCTTTAGCCTGTGACTGTTAATCGCTCCCAAAAGCTCATCGCAACTTTGTGGATAATCGCTGTCCATGTCATGGATTGGAATACCTGCCGGCTGTAATCGAGCTGCAACAGCTCCGGATGTCCTACGGCTGTACAACAGATATTCGATCGGATATTTGCGGCAATAGCTCGCCGCATCATTGGCAATTGCCCGATCATCAAGCTGAATCGTGTTTTCCCATGTATGCAATAGCTTCACAACAAAACTCTCATTTTCAAGCTTTTGAGCTGCTACCAATGCCGCGTGCTTTCGATCCGGTGAAATGTCGATGGCCATCCATGTGAGCTTCTCATCATCAAGATCGACAGTTTCATCCCCACACTCTTGCCACTCTTTAGCTCCGACCACACTAGAGATTGTCTGTACAAATCTGCACAAAACCTCTGTCATGATAATTTCTGGAGGATCATTGAGGATCGCCCGGAGATTGTCTGGGTGCATCGTTATGCCTAAAGCTGGATTACATGAAGCCGCATTTTCAAATGAGATTTCATCTGTGGGAGCCGACCACTCAAACCATCCGATATCATCATCGGCACCCGATGCAGCTGCCAAGCCTCTTTCGCGTAGCATTTGCAAAACGACCGAGTGTGAGTCTCCGGCATTTGTGAAACCATTGACCTGCGGATTTTTCGCGGCCATCAAAGCAAAACGCAATGAAGCAAAAGATTCCAAATCGTGCATTTCACGAATTTCATCCAAATGCACAGTTGTCGGTGAAGCTCCGCGAGCAGCCGAGCCACCGGCCTTGATCAAAAATCGTGATCCATTAAGCAATTGGATTTCTTCGGCGCCATGTTGCCAGCGGATGCGCTTTACCTGAGCTGACAGATCAGCGTGTTTTTCAATCATTGAGACAAGCTGCCGAAATTGCTCAAGAGATGTGACGAGCCGGTGAGCCGATGCAATCTGCAAGGATTCGTTCCACTCAAACATTCCCATGGCGATCCGGGCAAGCATGTATGTGCTCTTACCTTGTTGGCGCGGAAGCATGGCAATCGAAATTGGGTGCTTCCATCTCCCATCACTTTTGACTTTCAAGGATTGCTCCGCCAGCCACTTTTGCCATGGCATAAAGCCGCCATCGATGAATCTGTCAGCGAAATCGATCAGTTCAAGGCCACGCGTGGGCAAATCATTAAGCGGTGAGTGGATTCGTGGAGCTGATACCGGCGAAAAAACCGATGTGAGCCGATCTGAGCCTGTTTCAGCCGTATGGGTATCAATGATGACCTGATCATCACTAATCATGACTTATCGATTCGTTTTGGGGTACAAATAGCCCATGGAGAGTCGGGGGTGTTCCGTCC